GATCGCACAACTCGACTTCCGTTCCGTCCGCCAGCGCCGCGCCGGTCTTGTTCTGGAAGAAGAAGTATTGAATGCGCGTCTTGCCATGATCGTCGATGGGGTACTTGCGCACCCCTTCCGTGAGTTGCGTCGAATAAACCGTAGCCATTTCAGTTACCTCGTTGGTTGGGTCGTATACACTGACGGGTATCAGCCGCCTTAGTGTTGGCTTAGCTTTCCTTGCACTCCACCTTGAACACCTTGCCTTCCTCGACGCGCGTTGCACCAGCGGTGAACGTGGCGTGGATCTGCTTGATGTTGTTCTTGTCGGGACGGTTGTTGATGATGATGGTCAACGCATCCCATTGGCCGAAATGCATGCCATCCGGCACCCAGACCGGGCAGTCGCGGATCGTGCCGGTGTCAGCGTGGGTCGGGATGCCGTAGCCCTGATAGTCTTCGAACGGCACGAACACGAAGCCCATGAAGGACGTCACCTCGCCATCGGCCAATGGCTTGATCGCATTGAAGTCGATGCTGGTGGTGGTGGTCTCGCCCAACAGGTTATCAATCTGTTCTGCGGTGACCGCGATAAAGGGCCGAACGGAGCGGAGGTCGACATGCCGTTTCTTGATCAGCTTGCGCAGTGACCGCAGCTTGGTCAGCACCAGCCCGGTGCCGCCGTGCACCACGGTATCGGCCGCCGGGAACGACACGTCAGTGGCGCCATCCTTGCCTGACTTCGCGATGGCGAAAAACTTGTCCATGACGATACGGTCCATGCGCCGTGCCGCGGCTTCCCGCATCCGCTCGACGTAGGGTGAGGTCGGGTCATAGATCATCTTGAGGGTGTCGAGCCGATCGACCAGGATCGCGCAATCGTATTCGAGAGCGGAGATCCAGCGCTGGGTGTGCTCGACTTCGGTGATCTTGGTGTCGCCGTAGGGGGTGGAGCGCTCGATAAACTCGACGGGGCCGAGGAAGTTGACGAGTTGCACCTTCTCGCCGGAATAGCTGCCCATGGACACACGCGCAACAAGATCGCCGCCCCGCTTGTTGATCGCGGCACGGACGTTGGACGTGTACATTTTGACGTGATGTTCTGGCACGCTATAAGCGGCCAAGCTTTCGGTAGCTGGCATGATGGCACCCTGATTTGAATTTGCACTGGTCTTGTGTGCGAAGGGGTGCCCGTATCACGGCCCTTCTATAGGCTCAGATACGAAGGGGTGCCCAACATGGCCCTGCGGGGACCGCGCGCGGCGCGATCCCGGCACTTGGAATACTGTATTCGCCCAAAAGCGTCAACTAGACGGGCGCTTTGTCGCCCGCCCGCGCGAACAATGCATTCATCCGTGACAATGCGGATGCGTGCTCCGGATGATGGCGGTTGGTATACTTCTCCTGGAAGTCCTTGTCGCCGTTCAGGCGCGCGATCTCCATGGCCGCGCCTTCCTCTGTCATCGCGTTGGGATCGCCGCCGGCACCGCCAGATCCGCCACCCATGAAACCGCCCTCCTGGGTTGCCTTGCCAATGCGCGCGAGCAATTCGATCATCGGCGCGGCGCCGATATGCGCCTCGAGCTGGCCGGCAAGCTTCTCATCAAGGCCAAGCGACTTGTAGACCCTTCTGCCGCCCTCGATCAGCGCATCAGCCTCGTTGCCCCATTTTGACTTGACGGTCTCGACCGCTTTGTCGTTCTCGACCTTCCATTCGGCAGCGGATTGCTGGCCCTGCTCTGCGACAAAGGCATTCCATTTGTCGGCCATGACCTTGGCACGTTTCGGATCAAGCCCCAGATCGAACGCGACCTTCTTGCCGAAGTCGACCATCTTCGGGTCGACCTTGACCGTATCGTCAAACTTGAAGACTTCCTGATAGCCTTCCGGGTTGGGCGGTCGCCCAAGCTTGGTGTAGAACGCATCCAGTTCTTCCGGCTTGGCATCCTGCCCCGGAATGATGACCTTCTTGCTTTCTTCGGTCGACGCGATCTTGTTGAGATTGTAGTAGGCCACCGCGGTCTCATGCGGCGTCTTGTAGTTCTTCTGCGCCATCAATTCCTTGACCGGCGCTTCCGGGATGGTCTCGTACCAGGGTTTGTCCCCGATCGGCCATGGCCCTTCGCCGCTATGCGCCGCCCAGGGCGCTACGCCAGGCGCGCCGCCTCCCGGCGGCTTGGCCTCCGCACCTGCGCCACCGGGAGGAGCACCACCGCCCGTACCTCCGGGAGGAGCACCGCCGCCTTTGTCGTCATCACCATCCGCCATGGTGTCTATCCTTTGTTTGCAGTGTATTTCTCGACCAGCGCATCATAGGACAACCGCAGATGATCCATGATGCGAAACCAGACCTCCTGCCGGCCGGTCAGCAGCACATGCACGCGCTCCTCGATATCGAAGGCGGTCTCCTTGCCGCGACAAAAGCGTGACAGATCCTCCATCACGATATGCGCGTCGTTCCCCGCGGGAGTGCCCGAGAACAGGCGGGAATAGGCTTCCTGCCGGCGCCGCAGTTGATCAACAACGACCTCCTGCGCCATGACCACCCGCTTGGCGAAGGCATTGCGGGAGCGGTTCTCATCAGCAGGGTCATAAGGGTCGTAGTCGTCGCCGCTGACGAAGTCTTCAGCCATTCGACACGCCCGGTGGCTGGCTGTTGCCCGCGCTGCCCTGCTTCATCGCCTGGTTGGCTACGCTCGCGATCGCGGGCGCCTGGTCCATGACCTGTTGCGCGGCGGCTTTCTTCTGACGGTCATCGCGCATAGCCGCCACACTTTCCATGTCGCGAACCCAAGCTGTACGCACAGACAAAATGTCCGCGATATCAGGGGAAGCCACATCGAAGTTGATCCAGTCGAGAGCAGACGGATCCTGGGTGACCTCTGCATACTTCAATGCCATCTCTAACCATCTCATGAAGCCGGCCACATCTTCCGTATGCTGACCTTTGGCAAGCGGCGACGTATAGATGATCTCATACTCCCCCTTTGCCTCGCGGAGTTCAGGAGGCATTTCAAGATCGTACTTTGCGGTGAGGATGCCATTCTCTGCCAATAGCGCAATCTCGCGCTCGCTCGAGGGACCGAGATCTTCACTCTGCAGCCGGCCCATGGTGGGCTCGACCAGCGCCGCCTGTTGCGCGATGCGCTCGACCACTTCGGTCGCCGTCATCTCGGAACTCTCGGAGAGGATCTGGAACACGGTGACGAAGAAACTGTCCTCGATGTCGCGCCGCTCGTCGGTGATCAGTTGCTCTGCGACCTGGAAATTGGCGCCGGTTTCCATCGGCGCGATCATGCGCCGGCCCTGGCTGTCGATGCCGCCCCAGGTGATATGCCCCGGCCGCTGGTCGACCCGCCCCGAAATCGCGCCATCATCATGCGCGAGCAGCGAGGGATCGACCGCCTTGTGCCCCTGCTTGAGCACGGTCTTCTTCATTGCGGACACGCCGCCTAGCGCGGGAAGAGCCTGTTGCGCGGGCGAGTATCCATACACATCACCAGGCTCGGTGAACGTGCGCGGCGTGACCATCGGCATGTTGACGAAGCCGGTTTCCTCGCCAACATAACTCGCATCGCGAACACAAATGTAGACAGACCGGATCGGATGGCGTCGATAGTCCAGCGACTTCTCATCATAGTTCTCCCGGTAGCAGAGGATGTGGACGAACTCGATGCTGTTCTGCTCGCTGGGGATGACCTTGATGCCTTCGCTCTCCAGCGCCTTGGGAAGATCTTCACCCGGAAATTTCAGACGAAATTGCCGCGCATTCAGGTAGAACCTGCGGAAGATGTGCGTCACCTGGCCGGCGTCGTTGGTGAGCAGGAACACATCCTTGAGCGGCCAGGCTTTGTAGGCGAAGCCACCCTCCCGGTACATCGGTGAGGGCTTCTGCCAGGTGATGGCTTTGGGCCCGCAGCCATAAACGCCAATACTCGCATAAGTCTCGCCCTGCGCCTGCACGAACCGGGCATTCGGCGCATAGCGCCGCTTGAACAACTCGTCGGTCAGCCGGTCGAAATACATCCGCACGTCATGCGACTTCATCAGCTCGCGGTTGGTCGCGGCGAGCTTCTGCCAGCGCATGTTCTGTGGCGTCATAATCCTGTTGAGAATAGAGGTATATTTTGGCAAGGAGCGAACGCCGGTATTGTCATAGGCGAACCGCTTGACCTCCTGGTTGCCGCCATGGATGAACGGCCCCTCCGTCTGCCAGGCTGAATAATGCCGCGGCAGGCAATAGGCCGCGCACATGCGCCAGTCCTGCTCATAGGGCGCGCGGATCTGCCTCGCCTCGTCATACAGCGTGATGTAATCGCGCGCGTCGGGCTTGCCGCCGGGCTTGTGTTTCGCCTCGCCGCCTTTCGGCTTGCCAACGCGATCGTCATATTCGGCCATGACCCTAGCGCCCCGTGTTGCCCAGCAGGCGAGACACCACGTTGGGTTGCTCGACGTCACCCCCGGACAGGTCGGTCATCGCGCGCCCGCCCGAGGCGCCCCAGAACCGCGCCCGCTGCGCGGTGGCGGCGTTCTGGATCTCGGTGGAGGTGCGCGAGGGTGGCGGCGGGGCGGGGGTCACCGTAGGCATGGGCGGGGGTGACGGAGAGCCGAACAGGCCAGACATGGAATGCCCCCTCAGAAGGTTATCGGATCGTATTCATGGACCGACACCGAGCGTTCGTGGCCGTAGCGCAGGGTCAGATTGCGGTCGCGGCGCGGCAGGGTGGCGCCAAACGTCAGGACGAGGGTATCAGCGCGGTCGGTCGAGGACAAGCCAGTACGCCGTTTGTATTCTTCCTTGTTCTCGATCTTGATGCGTTGTTCGTGTCGATCGAACGTATAGAGGATGGTGGTGAGCTGTTCGTAAAGTACCGGATCGTTGGCAATACAGCCCTCGTCAATGATCCAGTCGCGACACTTCGACCATAGCTCCGCGCGCTTATTATAGTAGTGCTCCGGCTCGACGGACGGCGCGCCGGGATGCACTTCGATCACCCGATAGCCGCGATCGCGCAGGATGTCGATCACGCCGGCGCCGACTCCGGTGCTCTCCACCACAATCGCGTCCGGCATTTCCTTGTTGCAGAGATCCATGGTGATCTGCGCGATCCGCACCGTGTTGATGCCCTTGAAGGTGAGCATCGGCCGGGTGCGCGCATCGCGGCCCTGGCGCCAGTTGAACACGGTCTCGTCGTCACCGAAGCGTGCCACGTCGACCGCGAGGATCAGCGCGGCGCCGGGATCGGAGATCAGCTCGCGCTCCTGCGCGATCTGGCACGCGATCTTGCCAATGAAACCGTTATAGGACTGGTTGGGGAATTGCCCGAGGATGCGGACCTTGACCTCGTCGCTGTCGAGGCCGCCCCACTTGTCGATCATGTCGGCAATGGCTTGCTTGTTCGACCAGGATACCTCGCGGCTGTCGACACTCTCGCAATCATAGAACCGCTCGTTCTTGTCGAAGCAGTCGGCAAAATCCCCGGTCGGCTGGGTCGGATTGCCGAACACGAAGAAGAACGCCTCGCCATCGGTCAGCGCACCTTCGGCCACCTCCCAGAGCTTGCTGTCGATGCCTGACGCCTCATCGAAGATGATGACGATGGTCTTGCCTTCGTTATGCAGGCCGGCGAACGCTTCAGTGTTCTGCTCCGAAACGGTGATCGCCTCGATCATGTAGTTCTTGCGCTGCTCCTCCGGATATTGGGCGAAGTAATACTTGGTCGCTTCCCAGTTGAACCAGTGCTTGCAGATGAACAGCTTGTGCCACTTGGCGAGCTCAGGCCAGGTCTTGCTGGCAAGCTGCGCGGCGGTGTTCGCCGTCACCACGCCGCGGGTGTCGGGTCTGGTCGCCATGAAGAAATGGTTCAGCCAGGCAACGACTGCCGACTTGCCCACCCCGTGCCCGGATACGCGCGCGGAGCGCCAGACCAGCAGCTCGAGACCGAGTTTCTTCCTTTCGATGTTTTCCTTGATATGGGCGCCGACCTTCATCAGCAGCCGGCGCTGCCAGGGCTCCGGGCCGCTCTTGAGCATCAGCGGATTATGCCCGCCATCCGGCAATTCCGGCTCGCCCCAAGGATAGGCGAACATGACAAAGCCGAACGGATCGGCGTAATATTGCGCAACCTGCTCCGCGAGCTTCTCGTTGGTCTGCGGGCTGTAGCTGGTTTCAGGGGCCGAGTGCCGCGCCATGGGTGTTCCCGCCGATTATCTGCCGCGCATCATGCGTGCGATCGACCTGATCGGCCAGGGTCATACCCAGACCCGCGCCTGCGACATGGCCGGGCTCACGGTGCAGACGTTCCGCAAATACATCAAGACGGCGCCGGAACTGCAAGACATCTTCGATGACGCCGAGCAGCGCGGCCATGACACGCTCGCGGATGTGCTGCTCGATATCGAGAACCACCATGTCTATGGGTCGACCGATCCCAAAGTCATGCGGGTGATGTCGGACAACATCAAGTGGTTCCTGGCGCGCAAGCGGCC